GCAAGCTCCTTCCATCCTCACCCAATGCTTTCAGGTACTCATCCATCCGCTTCCCGCCACCACCGCAAAACGCCAGCACCATAGCATCCGCCCGATCCGGACTATTCACCCCGCGGGATCGCAGCTCGTCCTTACCCTCCAGCGTCAGCTTCCCCTTACCATTAGTCCGCACCTTCCTGCTCACGAACTGCTGCAATAGAATCTCGTCCGTTCCAACAGGCCCCAGATTCACCTTCCCCTCCTCCACCATCCGCCCGAACTCGATCCACATCTCAGCCGCCCTATTCACGAACTGATCATCCCGAATGGCCCGCTCCCCAAAGTTCACTCGCCGCACATCCCAACCCTCGGAGCGGAGGGCATCACACATCACCACACCCATGCCGCCCACATCCGCATAGATATCCGCCGCCTTCAGATTCCACTTCCTGAACTCCGCTATGAACCTACCCACACTGGCCATCGTGTCCTTATCCCGCCACCGCACCAGTCCCTTAACCGTATTGCCCTGGCGAATGACGAGGACGCTTTCATCACCGCCCGCTGAGAAATCACAACCCGCGGTCAATGGCTGACCCTCCGTATCCTCTTTAGGTGGGCCACTAACCACCCTCTGCCAATCAATCGTCTTCACCGCCGTCAAACTCCCGTCGTCCTCCATGAACTCCGCATAGATCATCGATCTCACAAGCGGATGACCCTCGCCCCACCTAGCGAACTGATCATCAATCCACTCCTTCCGGATATGCGGACAATCAAAAGCCGTCACCGTAAACGTATTCCACTTCCCATCATTTCTGCGAAATACATCGTAGAAATATCCGGAGGAGCCGCCGGGGCTACTCATCAACAGAGTCCGAGTCGGCTGGCACCGTTCCATCGACTGGAATATCCCGTCCGGTACCGCTTTCGCCTCATCCACAATATACAGCAAATCATTGCTCGGACCTTGCACATGCCAGCCCTCCGCCTTCTCCGGATTGCTCGCCGAGAACCCTATGCACCTACTCACCAACTCCTGACCATCCACCTTCTTCGGGTACACATAGCGGATCTCTCCATCCTTGATCGAGAATCCATTCTCCTCGCCACCCAATCCATTGATCATCTTCCGCAGATGCGGCCACAGAGCATCGGCCACCTGTCGGTACACACCAGCCGTACATACCACAAGACTCCCAGGCCAGCGGAGCATGTGCCAGACGACCGCGCTCGCGGCTACCATGCTCGTCTTGCCAGAACCATTCGCGGCCTTGAGGGCCACCTTGGAATGCTTCTCGTTCAACGCTCCCAGCACCTTCTCCTGCCAAGGATAGGTGTCGCGAAGCCCCAACATCATCTTAGGGAAGTTGGCCAAATGTTGTGCCTCCTCCAAGAGCTTACGCTGCTTCCATGCAGGGATATGCGAACCCATTCCTAGTGAAGGGGATTTCTTTCGTTTAATTTGCTTGACACTCATAAAATTGGGTTGGGTACTGATGGGGGGTATAAGGTATCACCCACCCCCCTCCTGGGTGGTCCCCCGCCCCCGTCGTCCTATTACCATAGTCCCTATCCTACTACGCTATTCCTATTGCTTATCCTATTTGGATTGCCCACCGAATGCGCCAAGTAGATTACCGCTAACACTTAACTCTTTGCCACCTTTGCCCGTATGTTCAAGCGAGGCACGGGCAACGTAGCCACGGGTGCGCTCGAGGAGCCATGCGGAACCCTGCCAGCCATTGCCTGCGTCTAGAACTCTACCCTGCATTTCAACCTCACCGGTGACCCTTGCGCTTTCAAGCTCCCGTTTAAAGTCTGGATGGCGAATGAGATATTGCCCCCAGCCAGTTGGATTGCCGGAAGCAAATCCGCAGATGATCGCGATCCGATCTTCCGGCATACCCAAGTAAGCCGCTCGAGTTGCTGTTTTTTTCTGTTCCGCAGATATCTGGATTTCGGGCCTCCCAACCCTCCGTTTTTCCTTCTTCCCCCCCTCAGACATCTCATGTCCAACCCCTAAAGACTTCTCCAGGTTAACCGTTGAATTTTTTTTCGCCCCCGCTTTCGCCATTCCCCCCGATAGCATTTTCTCATTCTCTTGTATTCCAGCGTTGACTCCTCTCGTGAACCGTTGCACTCTCCTCTCGTGAACCGATCATTGGTTCCCTCTCAAATCATGAAACTTAAACCCTTCCTCTCCGCCCTCGCGATCCTAATCGGCGCGTTCCTCGTAATCTCAGCCCTCGCGCTCTGCGTCGCCGATCTCATCGTCGGAGGTGTCCTTTGATCCTCTTCCGTTGCAACGGTTTCCGCCCAGTCCGCGCCGAAGGCATCGCCGCCGCCGCTGAGATCTTCGCGAAACGTGCCGCCCGCCGCGCATTCGGTCGCCGCGGTTACGTCCGGACTATGGTCGAAGATTCCTACGTGCCGAATCTTTCCATCGTCGAATTTGCCGCTTTCATAGGCTACAGCACCGGACGAAACGAAACGACCGGACACAATGTCCGGTTCACTGTGGTTCACGGGGGTGCCCGATGAGTAACGGCTACATCCTCCACGAAGATCACGCCCGAGTCATCATTGCAACCGGGTTTGAAACCCCTTCGGACAACCGGAAGACAGGCGATATGATCCAAATCTGGATACTCGTTAAAGCCTGTAGTCCCACAGAAGCAATCCGCACGGGCTTGGACCGCTTAATCTGTGGATCTTGTGTCCACCGTGGACACGAAGAAAACGGTCGTCACGGTGTGGAGCGGACTTGCTATGTGAACCCCGGCCAAGCTCCCCAAGGGATTTGGAAAGCATGGAAAGCCGGAAACTATCCCCCCCTGCGTAGTCTCGAGTGTTTCACTGGCCGGAAAGTCCGCTTCGGAGCCTACGGTGACCCCGTCCATATTCCCCTTTCCCTTGCGCTTGCTATTGCGGGCGTTTCTTCGGGGTGGACAGGCTACACTCACCAGTGGAGAAAACCCTCCCTCCAAGCGTGGAAAACCCTTCTAATGGCATCGGTGGACTCCATCGCGGAACTTGTGATCGCCCGCTCCCTTGGCTGGTCTACTTTCCGCGTCGGCTCCGAGGCTAGTGTCGGTGAGTCGCTGTGTGAATCCACCCGAGTAGGAACCCCCTGCGCTGTGTGTCAATTATGCTCGGGTGCCCGCGGGGGTCTCGAGTCTGTCCACATTCCACCACACGGAAAGGGTGCTGGTCACTTCATCGAAGCTTGAATTCTCCGGAGGATCCATGGGGGAAACTCCGTGGGTTCTGCGGGCAATTGATGCCCTTAAAAACCATATGAAAACCATTGTAACAGAGTACGCATTTACCGACGCATTCCGCGCCTGCGGGCGGGGAACGCAGTTTTCCCCAGCCGCGCTCCGCGCCTTGTTTGAATATTTGGAAGAATACGAAAACTCAATTGCAGAGGAACTCACCCTTGATCCAATCGGGATTTGCTGTGAATGGGCGGAATATCTTTCCGCGCTTGAAGCTGCGAAAGCTTACGGTTTCAAGTCAGAGGACAATAATCAGGCTGAAATGTGGCTTGGCCGGAAAACCACTGTAGTGCAATTCGACGGTGGAATCGTCATTCAGCAATTTTGACCCCATGAAAGAAACTATTCAGCGCGACGCCTTCAAGTTTTCCGTGGGACGCGCCATTTTTTGTTCGATCCCCGAGTGCGGGGTGATCTTGGATTGGAAACGTGCCGCCGAGTTCTCCGCTTGCAAGGGTGCCCAATATGTTTCGATTAAGGTCTTCTGCGCCGACTGCGCCGACCGGGTGCGCCCTACCATCGAAGCAAAGTTGACCGACCTCGGGATGAGACTCGAGGTAATCGACGGGAGGAAACTTTGAAACCCCTCCTTCGCGTTCTCGGTTATCTCGCCCTGTGTTTGCTTTTCACTTTGCTGTTAGTCCTTAGTGCCCTTGCGGGCAACGGAAAGTAAATCCAAGCCCCCGCCAAGCCCCTAGGAATCCCCTAGGGGCCTTTTCTTTGCCCCGGTGCCCCGATAGTCCGCTTGTCCCCTTCCTTCCTTCCTTGGGCCGCTTGTCGCTTGTCTCATGAGTAGGCCATCCAATCCCCTTGTGTGGGTTCCCTTCCTTCCTTGTCACTGGTCACTGGTCACTGGTCACTTTCGATTTGACACTAGGCAACCAGGATCCCCCCTAGGACATCGAATGTCCCACCCCGCTATTGTCATTGGACATCCCGTGTCCGACCCCCCCCGTCGCCCGCGCCCGCCCGCGCAAGTCCGCCCCCCCCCCAGCCCCGCGATCTCATGGTGCGGTATTCAGGATTCTCCATACGCCATACGGAATTCGGAATTCGGAAATCCAGAATCGGGAATCGGGAAATCCGGAATCATGGTGCGGTCGAGTAGGCCAATCCAAGCGGTCCTGTTCTAAGCGATGATACCCCCTCTCCGCTCCCCACACTCCATCCGAGCATCAAACGCTCTCCTAGACCCCTCCAAGCTCCAGCAATCGGCATTCGCATCCATCCATCCAACCACCACCCCGTACCCTGACCCCGGCGAGGAGAAAATTAAAACTTCCAAATAGGGGGTCCAAGCGAATGAGCGATTTCGTAGTTGAGTTTAGTTTACTGTGGTTGCCCCCCATTGCCTTCAAAGCAATTAAGGGGGAGCAACCATACCCCTATTGAGAGGGGTTAGTGGGGGCGTTCCTAGGGGGGAGTAAATTCTTAGAAAGGGGGGCCACATAGGCCGATAGACTACCCCCTAGGGACTACCCCTAGTTGGGAACTAGGTCGATGTGGGCGCGGTAGGCGGCGAGGAGCTTCTTGTGCTTGTTTTCGAGGGTCTCCAGCCGGATCTCCAGCATCCGGATACGGTCCGAATCGGTGTGGCGGATGGAGCGGTTGTCGATGCCGTGCCATGTCCGGTCGAGCTTGTCGAAGACGATGATCCGACGCTTGCGAAGCTCATTGAACAACTTATTGGCCCGCTCGATATCGCATGATATCCCACTGGCTATGTGCATAACCACCTCGCTGGAAGCAGTGATCTTATCATGCTTGAGCGGCGGCATCTTCCCGAACTGATCGCGGTATTTCATATACTGTCTTTCCTCTTGGCCTTGTTGTTGAACGGTTTCTTCTCCTTGAGCTGGGCACCGGTGATGACCAGCGGGTTGTATTCCTCCCACTTGATTCGATCGGTCCCGTGCTGGAGGTTGATGATGGGTTTGGGAAGCCGCCCTCCACGCTTGCAGAAGGCTAGCTGGAAGCGTCTAGGCTTGAACTGGCCTACCTCTGCCAGAACCGCTATCTCACGCGCCCAGTTGGCAAGCTCCGAGGATCCGAAGCCGGCATGGGCGAGTTCCATAGTGGTCATGGGTTCGCCGTCCTTGCGCTGGGCTTTGGAGATGTGATGCATCCAGATCCAAGCGACCTTGGTTTCCTGAAGGATGGGCTGGAGTTTGTTACGCAAGAACACGCTGACCTCGCCCTGGTCCGAAAGGTCACCGCCGAAGTAGGAGAACAAAGGATCGGCCACGATGACATCGAGCTTGGATTTGTGAATGAACCGGCGGGCGTAGGCGAGGAACTGGTCGCCGGTACGGACGGCCTCGGTCCTAAACTCTAGCTGTTGCTGGAGCATCTTCATGTCGCTCCCGCTAAGGTTGAGTCCGAACCCTACGCCTTGGAATGCCTCGGCGAGGTCGCCCTTGTCGTTCTCGGCTTGGATGACTCCGATCTTAAGGGGCTTCACCGGGGCGATGCCGAAGAAATCCTTGCCGAGTGCCCATTGGATGACGATTTGCATCATCAGGGATGACTTCCCGATACCGGTACCACCGCTGACGATCATGGAGGAGCCGCGGGTGAGCCAGCGTTGGCCGATCAGGTTGTCCGGATCGTTGGATGGATCGAAGGATATGAGATCCTTGATCGAGACCACCGTGGATTGATCATCATCGGTTTCGCGTGAGGTGAGGTAGTCCTCCCATGAAGCGGAGCCGAGGTTAGTGGCCAACAGCTTCTGCTGGGACGTAGGACTCCGCCATGCGCCGGGGAGCCTGCTGTAGCGCGAGGGGTTCTTGTTCTTGGCATCGATGCCCGGGATGGACGAGTAGATGATATCCCGGCGAATGTCCCATTCCTTGCGATTGGGCGCATCTACGCGGACCCAGGCATGGATGGACTTGCCGCCAGAGTCGATGAGTACGGTGATGGGTAGGCCAGAATCGCGGAAGAGCTTCTCCTGTTCGGCCTTGGGCTTGTCGTCGAACTCGACCAGGACATGGCGGTACGCGCTGACATCGTTGTCGGAGCCGCTGTAGAGGTTGGGCCGGAAGGGATTGATGCGAACGAAGATTCCTTCGCGTTCCTGCGACAGGATGCGGGATGCCGGATCATCGAATCGGGCGATCCATTCCTCGATTGGAATGAATGAGCCGGCACTGACTGGCCTACCCTCTTCGACCGCATCACAGATACAAACCACCTCGGTGGGGGCGAAGGCGGCTTGCAGGAACCGCTTGAACTCGCTGGCTTGGGGATCTGGCGCAACCGCTGGCGACGGCCTCTTGAATGATACCTTGGTGATATCGAAGGGAGCGGTTGAGGGGGAGACCCCTGACTGAAGGAGATGGCCGGCTGGCTTGGAGTGGGACTTGGAAGCGGCCTCGCGGAGCTTGTGAGTCAGTTCGCGATCGGACCAAGGTGGTTGGCAGTATTGATTCCAGCTTGAGAGCAGGGCTAGAGAGTCCGCCTCAGATAACTGGAAGCCGTGTACGAGGCCGACGGCGGCGGTGTAGGTAGTTGAGTGTCCGGACTGACCGGAGACGGCTGGCGGCACCTTGGAAAGCCAAAGGGCCGCACGTTGGTGCGGTGTCATGTCGTTGTTTGTTTGGGACCGATCGTTGGGGGCTACTTCATCTTGTCGATCTTCATCATTCGTTTGATGGCTTGGGTTTTGGGGGAATAGGTTCCGATCTTCTTGGTGCTGGGCTTGGCGGCGTAGGCGGCGGACTTGGACTTAGCTTTCTTCATAGGGTTTGAATTTGGTGTGGAATTCCGAGGTGAGGCGAACGTAGATGTTGCTGCCTCTTTGGTAGATGATGACGGGAGCTTTGAGTTCTGCGAGACGATACTGGCCAACATGAAGGACTGTGACTACTACTCCAGGGTTGGTTCGATTGACGAACCGGGAGGTTGATTGAGTTGCGGTAATTTCCATATGCGACGTTCTATTGGTTCGGGGTAAGCGATCCAGCCTTTAGCGATGCCCCACTCGATTATCTTGGCTGACTGTTCGATGAGCCGGCGGTTCTCATCGGTGATGATGGTTCGTTCCTCATCGGTGATGGGACCGGGTTTCTTGTTATTTGACAGGCGGGATTCGTACCAAGGTTGCTCTTGTCTTGGGGTCTTCATGAGGTGATGAGGCGTGCCAAGATACAATTGCAGTAGTTCCCCTTGGTCTTGGCGTTACATCGACCGTGATGCACAGGATTGGAGACGATGTGCGCTGTGAGGTCGCTCGTGAGCTGGACCAGCTCAAGGAGACGAGTGGATGCTTCTGCACAGAGCGCATTGGGGATTCCATCTTGGGTATCTAGTTCGGCTGAGAGGATATTGAGCGCGTTGACGAGGTCG